AACTGTGATAAATCTAACTTACGTTGCTGCTCGGCCTTGACGACACTATCAGCTTCAATTGCAGCCTTTTTATCAGCCATGCGCTGTTGAATATCAAATATCTGACCGGCTTGTTGCGTTGCCTGCTGGATCTGCTGCTGAGACGCTCCGGCACCTAAATCTTGAACAGCAGCAAGCTGCGCTGCTTCGCGATTGAGTCCTTTTGTCTTTAATTCAGCAGCAGCCATTTCATTGCTTAAATCCTGCAATGATTTAACCCGGCGTTTCTCTGCTGCTTCGGCGGCGGTTTCTTCCTTGGCTGCTGCCTTTGTTTCTTTAGCTAAAGTTTTCTTAGCTTCAGAATTTGCTTCGATCTGTGAGTAGACCTGCTGAAGCTTCCCGATCGCCCCAGGGTCAGTAACTCCAGCATCTTCAGCATCATAAAGGGCTTGTTGCTTAACCTTCTCTTGCCCCTCTAATTTACTGAGAGCCAGCTTGCGTTCAGCTTGTTTAATTAGTTTTTCGCCATCGCTTCCACCCCAATTAATCTTCAAGCTCTCGGCATTGAATTTTTGCAGGGCATCAGTTGAAACCCCCAACTTTCCGGCAAGAAATCCTTGTGCATTAGCAAGAGTAGTTGTTTTACTTTCGGCTTCTGCCAGAGCTATCGAGTTATCTCTGGCGGCTTTCATTTGATCAAGTATTCCCTGGTTTACTTGAACATTGATCTGCTTTAGGGCTTCTTGGGATGCCGCTAGGGTTTTATTTTTAGTGTCTAAATCACGATTAGCTCTGGCTAAATTACTAGTCGCCTCAGCGGCCTTTATAACATAGCCATTATTTTCATCATTAGTGACACCGAATTGTTTAGCTAATCCATTGTATTTATTATACTCAGCAGTAATTCCCTTAATGTTGCTTTCGAGATCAGCAATTGCTTCTTTCTGATTTTTAATTGAATCAATAGTATCGGCCCTTACCCCTTGGGATTGGGCAAGATTCATTTCTTTCAATTTTGAAATAACATCAGGGAGAGTACTTGCAAATGCAATGCTCTCTTTTTTAGCTTCCGATTGCTGCTGAGCGTACAGATACCATCCTGCCGCCACGGCGGCTACGATACCTATCGGACCACCAAGCAATGCCATTGCCCCCTTCAATCCATTAACAGCCATAGTGGTGGCAACGGATGCTATTGATGCTGCTTTAGCTGCTGCGTTGTAGCGTACGTTGGCGGCGGTAGCTAATCCTGTTGCATCGGCTAGAGCCAGTCGAGCTGCTGATACTTTTGCATCTGCGGCAGCTATCGCGGCGGCCCCTGTAACTGATGATGCAGATTTTGCGCTTTGAGCCGATGCTTCAGCTTGCGATAAGCGGATATTAAGTGCAGCACTCGCTTGCTGCAATTGAGCCATGCGCGTTGCTGTAGCTATCCTTCCCTGATCTGTTATTTGTGCTTTTAACCTCTGAGCTTCTAGCGCTTTCTCAGCATCAATTTGCGCGAGGTTAACCCGAATGCTTGCGGCCTCCGCCTCAGCAAGAGTTAATTCAGATGAAATCGACGTTGCTGTAACCCTAGCCCCAGCGGCTCGCGACTGAGCTTTATCTAATTCTGCTTTAGCTGCCACCTTGGCAGCCTCTGATCTACGCAATTCAACTGATGTAGCAGCGGCTGTTTCTTTTGCATTTTGTATTTTTGCAACAGTATCTCCAATTGTCGCCTTTGCTGACAAAGCAAGAGCTCCGACATAGCGGCCACCAAAAATAACGGCAGCCCCTGCCACAACAACACCCATAGCTTCGAGGTTTTCACTAAGGGAGATCACGCCCTGGTTGAAAACAGATACGGAAGATTTAACGGCAGTTGAGCTACCTACGAACTGAGTAATGTTGTTGTTTGCGACAGTCAGAGACTGACTCATTGTCATCATCGTATTGGCGAATTCTTTCTCGACAGTTGGGGCCATGTCGCGAAAAGCTGTAAGTAATACGTCAGTAGTTAACTTACCCTCTGCCGCCATTGCGCGTAATTGCCCAATACTTACACCAAGAGAATCCGATAATCCCTTCATTAATGCCGGGGCCTGCTCACTCATTGAGTTGAATTCTTGCCCTCGCAATACACCGGATGCTAACGCTTGCGATAGCTGAACCAATGCGCCCTCTGACTCGGCGGCCGTTGCTCCAGAGATAGTCATTGCTTTAGATATAGTGGTAGTTATTTGTCCCAGTTCTTTGCCGCTAACTCCGGCATCACGCATAGCCCTTTCCATACGTGAATATAAAGTTGCTATCCCATCAAGGCTAGAGCGGCTTTCCTGCGCAATATCGAATACCCGCTGGTTTACATCAGCCAGTGTTTCGCCTGTTTTAATGGAGTTCACTAATTTGTTATTAAGTACAGTCCATGCCTCTGCATAGGATGCGACTTGCTGGACTGATAAAGCAGTGGTCAATGCCCCGGCAACTTTGCTTAATGAAAATATGGACTTTTCAGCGCGATCAACAGATTTAGTAGTAGAGTCGAACTTCCCCCCCATCTGATCTAGTTGGCTATTCACTTTTTGCTGAGATGAGAGCAGCTTGCCCATCTCCATATCCACTTCAAATACAATCCCGCCCATATCCTTTTCATTAGACATTATTCGCCAACCTCGCCTTTTCTTGAGCAATTAAACGTTCCTGGAGGCGATCATCTGCGTCCATGATTTCATCGTATTCTTCGCGGGTGAAACCTTTCTCTTCTGGATATTTAGCCTTGAGCAATAACTGAAATTCGGTCATCGTTAACTGCTCGGCTTCGGTGCGTGACATATTGAAATGAATTCTTGCCGAATTGATGTAATCCATCGAATTAAACTCAGAGCTGTAATCGATTTTACCTTCATTCTTTTGTAGCTTTCTTATTTTTACTTTGCCGATTACGCCATGCTCAATTAATTCTCTGGCAATAGTAATTACTGCTTCTTTTGAAACTTTGCCGGGCCGGTAAACAATGCAATTTCGCCACCCTTTAAACTCACCTATAATCTCCGCTACTGGACTATCGCAACAAGCCTCGATAACCCTTATAGCAGCAGCAAGAATATGATCTGAGCATTGTTTAATGGCCTTGCTTGGCATTAACGATGCTGGCAGGTTGGCATTTATTGCCGGAGTCAAAACCTGACTTAATTCAGAACCATTCAATACTGCGTACATTTCGACAATCTCAGTCGCTGCGCCGATTCTTGTCATGTTCTTTAATGATGGACGGAAGAAATAATCTTGCTGCCGTTCTGTATCGGACAAGAGCATTTCGCCAATATCAAGCATCGGTGTCATGGTGATTCCTGAGATTTAGGTAATAAAAAACCCGCACTAGGCGGGCAGGTCTGTATAATTATTTCTTTATTCGCTTGACTCAATCCATTTGACTACGTCTTCTGCCTCCGTGCAATTATTACTTCCCTTTCCTCCTAACTCAGACACATCTTTGCAAGCCTTATCAAGACCAGCCGCCGCTACTGCGGATTTCAGTAAAGCGTTGATTCCATCAATGCAAATGCTTTTATTTGGGTGGTTGTAGCATATAGCTTCTCTAGTACCGCTAATTTTTTTAATTAATGCATCGGAAGAAAATGCACTTACGGAGAAAAGCGTTGATGCGCTTACCATTCCAACAATCAGTACCTTTTTCAAGCCCATCCCTCACGCTCCTTTTTGTTCAGAAACTCAGCTAATTTATCGAATTCTTTCCGCTTCTTCAGAATGATAGCGTATTGGCGATACCCATGATGGCTTGGAGTGAAAAATTCACTCTCATTGTACATTGCTGGGTTATTTTTTAACGCCTTCATAGCAAGTGGAGCAAGAGCTATCTGCTGCTGGCAAGAATGGATGGCCTTTTGAAGGTTATCCCCAGTGTCACTTAATTTATAGTACTTCTTGATTTTTTCTTGCAAGCCAAAATGTAACTTTAAAATCATATCATCTGGTAATCCGCGGAGTCCATCAAGCCACTCATCCTCTGTCATATCCCTATCCCCATCCATAATAGTTCGTTACATGATAGCAGGGGGCTAGTATAAGGTCAGCGTTCCACCTTAAACTTTTCCAGCTCCGCTAAAATCTTGTCCACCTTCTTCTCTGTTTCAACAATTTTTTTCATAGTGTCGATGTGAGACTTGAGCACTAGTGAGTCGCTTTCATTCAAGATGATCTCCGTCCCCTCATCACCTTCAATAACCTCGCCAAACGCTCTTCTGCAGGCGTATTCAATGGCCGCAACAATCTCAGCATTAACAGATCGCTTGTTCTGGGCTGCCAGCGAATGAAGCCTATCCTTCAGCTCCTGCGGCAGTCTCACATTAACTTTTGGTTCATCTCTAGCCATGTCGCCACCTCATCATTAGTGTTGACATGGTGGCACTATGGAACTACATTATCAATGGTTCCACGGTGCCACCAAAAGGAGATGTAAGATGCAAAAAGATAAAACATTATGGAAATTCAACGCTCGTATGCCTGAAGAGCTACGCGAGCCTATGCAAAAGATATCCATCGAACATGACCGCTCAATGAATTATTTGATCGCTAAAGCAGTGAAAGAGTTTATAGCCAGAAATAGCGAAGCCCCAGCTACTTGTAATAGCCAGGGCCTCTAATTTGTCCCATCCCCTCGAAGGAATAAAGACATGACCAGTATAGCAATTATTGAAGCAGTGAACACCACAGCAGTTCAATTCCATGGGCAGCCAATCGTCACAGCAATGGTTGCGGGTGTTGCCTATGTTGCAATGCGACCAATTGTAGAGAATATCGGTATCGATTGGTCTGGGCAGATGGCTAAACTTAAAAACCAAAGAGATAAATTCGGGTGTAGAGATATCTCCACCCCTTCGAAAGGTGGTGTACAGAAGATGCTATGTATCCCCCTTCGCAAGCTCAACGGTTGGTTATTCAGCATCAACCCTGAAAAAGTACGTGCCGACATTCGCGACAAGCTGATCCAGTATCAAGAAGAATGCTTTGCTGTTTTACATGAATACTGGACTAAAGGTTTAGTAGTCAATCCACGTAAAGCGACCAAGAAAGCATTGCCCGGCAAAATCACCCTTGAGCAACAGGAAGCGGTTAAACAGTTAGTAATGAATCGCGGCAAGGCTCTACCAAAAGAGAATCAAGCCAAAGCCATAATCACTATGTGGTCAGCGTTGAAAACTCATTTCGGCTGTAGCTACAAAGAAATTAATGAAGATCAGTTTACCGATGCTCTGTCTCTGGCTGCGCGAGTTCCTATTGAAGGTGAGTTCCTCGGTAAGCAGGAAGCATTGCCAGAACCAGCAGCAACAAATCGCCGCTACCTTGTTTGTGTTCGCATCAAAGATGAAATAACTGGTGGCAAGGTTGAACTCAATATCTCAGCAGAAACATTTGCCTCAATGGTAACTGGCATATCTACCAGCCTCGGCTATGAGCCTATTGGATTTAACAAAGTCCCAGCAGCTAAGCACCTCATCAAGCAGATCCACTAAACCATGCCAGCGCACGGACGCGCTATATCACTGATCAAATGTCAGGATGTAACTATCATTGCAGCTAACGTATGTTGATGTTAAATCATACGCAAGGATGTCTGGCAATGGATAAGTACAATAGAGCGCTGCAACTAGAAATACTCAACACTCTGATTAAAGTGGCCCCGCGACCATTAACAGATGAAGAAGAAAATAAGTTGTTTGATAAGTTTAATAACTATGATCACTTCGTCGCGAATATGTTGTATTTGGAGATGCATAGACTTATTGGTACTCCATTCAATAGGAGCGTTACCACCGATGGAGTTAGCTACACTTTCAATAGCTACAATTGCTATATAACAGAGAAAGGAATCGACTTCCTTCTTGATGATGGCGGCCTGAGTGCGATATTGAATGTTCAAACAATTAGAATTCACAACGACACAATCATTGCTTTAGAAGACATTATCGCCCTTTCAAGTATTCCTGAAGATCAGAAGAAGGGACTGATTTCAAAACTTCGAGAGCTTCCGGCAAACGCCATAACACATTTGACGAATGAACTAGTGGTGAAGGGGGCAATGAGTTTGCCGGTAGCACTTCCACTAATTCAAAAATACCTCCTTGGTGGCTAAACTCCTTTGATTCGCGAACCATAGCAAACCGTCCCCACCCCAACGATTTGCTAAGTAATACCCAGAACTCTGACTGAGTATTGGCATTTAAGAATAGTCCATTGGGGTGAATTACCGATGTATATATAATCATTTAAAACCCTTAAGCAAAAAATACCATCAGCGCACGAACGCGCTATCTCACATCAAGCAACGCGAAATGGTGGGGCTAGAATGCAAAAACCCGCCGGAGCGGGTTTAGTCGATTGTCCTTTATCATCTTTTTGTCTTAAGGGGTGACCTTTCCCATTTCTTGGCTAACCATTCGAATTCCTGATAGTAAGTTAACACTCCTTCACTATCCCTCACTCCATCTATAAATGGCTTGGCTTGTTTATATAGACGTAGAACGCTATTGCAGGATGTTTTTTCAACATTCCTTCATCGTAAATCCCAGCTTGAATACCAACTGCTATGCGTTCGTAGTGGTTAAGAACATATCTGATATTAATGTTTTCTTCTGTGTCGAACTTCGCTCGATTGGCGAAGGATCTCATGTTCTTATCATCAGATACATGCAGTTCAGATAGACACTTATTACCATCAATTAACTTACTGTCTGTCCGACTGGCAAATAAAAAATCAGCAGTTTGTTTTTTCCTTGCCGTTACCTTGGCACTCCAAACTGACACCACGGCAACCAATATCCCAATAAAAACACCGATATTTCTAGTTATCTCGGAAGAAAGAATAGATTTGAGCAATTCCATTATTGCCAGCCTTAAACAAAAAAAATCGGAGGGTTTTGGCCTCCGATCGCAGGTTCGTATGTGGTTTATTGGTTAGAAGCCATCAAACTCATCAAATTTTTTCATAATTACACCCTCATGTAATAGTTACCTTAAGGTAACTTGCATAGAAGTCTACTTGACGAACTCGTCAACATACAACCGCAGTTGTTTATCAAATAGCTAAATCTTTGGTTAATCGAGTGATTTATTTTCTACGCAGTTCACGAATTTAACTAGAACTTACGCGATCTTGCTTTAAACAACTGTATGGTTTCACAGCTATTGAGCCGGTTGGACTTTCTACTAACGCCTTAAATCTACTCAAGGGCACATCAAAAAGCAAAACCATCATCAAGAGCACCGATAAGATGCTCTTTGTGATAATTACGCCGTGATAGTGATATTACTCGTTCCGGTTTTAGCGCCATCATTCGTGGTGAATGTGATAGTCGCTGTGCCGACTGCAACGCGGGTGACTAAACCCGTTGAGCTAACCGTTGCCTTGGTTGCATCGGATGTAGTCCATACCCCAGTTTTATCAGTAGCGTCGGCAGGAAGGACAGTAGCGGTAAGCTGAACTGTTGCAGCGACTGCGCCGGTGCTGGTTGCTGGAGCTACAGTTACACTAGCCACCGGGATCGCCGAGCCATCAACGAAAGTGACAGAATCAGCATCAGCAACTTTCCATTCGCCGGAGTAAGTGGCGAAGTCAGAAGATCCGAAGTCTGAACTCCATGACGTGGTGTTGAAGTAACCCATGATGTAAGTACCATCATCTACGCCAAGGAAATCGAAACGCACCCATAGCCCCGGCTGACGCCCCGCCTGTACCTCATCGAAAATGTATTTCGACATTTTTACCGGGCCAACTTCCGTAGACTTGGCTCGCTTGCGCCACTCGCCCTCACCTGAAATGGTCAAGTCCATGTTAGTGACTAGGTTCTCTACCAGCCCTTTTGCGTCATCTGCATCGGAAGAAATGGTATTCATCGAGTAGTCGAGACCCTTGGTAGTCAGCGCCCCCATGCGCTGCCAATCTGCTACTTCTGGTAGTGTTTCCGGGCAACCAAACGCCATCCGTAAAACGGCGGCGCGGCCAACCAGCTTGCCGTAATCATTTTGGCAACCTTGCATATTTTTTACCTCTGTTAGTTCGGCTTAGTCGCCGTATTTAATTGCGAATTGAAGTCTGTAAACCAGGCGCCCTTCAGTGGTGGTAACGGGTGATGGGATGCTGCCGAGATTTTCAATGTAGCCAATGCAATCATTTGGATTTGGATTTGCCTGAACGTGCGTGATTATTGCCTGTGCTGCGTTATCCGCTGCTTCATCCTCATTAACCGCGCCAATTACATCAACCAGGACATAAAACTCACTGCCAAGGTCGTTGCGAATTGAACTGCCACCGTTGGGCCGGAAGATAATAAATTGCTCAGTCAGTTTGCCGGTGTCGCGCCATTTGAGCATTTGAGTTGTGAAGCCAGTAGTTAGCCCAGCATCGACAAAGTAATCTCGGGCACGCCTGTGCATTGATGGAGTCATAGCTTCATTTCCTCCCTAATAGCTGCTTCAACTTCCGACTGCGAATCTCTGGCTGGCTCTTCTAAAAATTTAGGTTTGCCGCCAGGCCCCCAAATGACACCTCGCGACCCCGCGGATTCTCCGTGCTTGACTGGTCTGGGGGTATTAGTCCCTAGATACTTACCAGGAGCCTCGTGAACTGCTAACGCGTAATTTACTGTATAACCAACCCTGCCGATAATTCGAGAGCCTTTCACACCTATTTCACGGAATTGCGAATTGAGTAACGTAGATGTCTCACGGGGAACCTCGATAGCGGAGCGAATACCGATGATAATTAATGCCTTAGTAATCGCCCTGACAGCTTTCCGGCCTTGAATATCTCCTATCAGCCTATCCAGATTGGCCTTTGCCTCTCTGATTCCTTTAACCTTCGCGCCCATGTCAGACTCCCGTTATCAACGTATAGTCATCTTTGAGTCGCTCAAAAGAATCAGCATCCCTGATTATCTGCCTGATTTCATTAGCATCATTAGGTGGGGTTAATTCGGAAGATACTCCGATGCAAATCATGTCGCCTTTCTTTGCATCGCTGTATTCAGTCCAAAATGTGTTTTTGATGACAAATTCTTGACCGACTGCATTAGCTGCCACCTTAGATGTGCCGCCATAATCACAGGCAATGACAACCGGGGTTGAGTAGATACGCTTTCCATAATCATCCATAGATAAAGGTGACCATATAGTCGCTTGTGCGGTCTGAATCCAATCAGAAAGGCTACTCATGATAGGTAATCCTCGTACTGGTCTGGGCAATCAGGCTCCTCTTCCTGCTTTTCTTTATTCATCAATTTCCCCTTACCGTCATAAATAGCCCAACCGGATTACCAACAGTAATTGGAAGCCCGCTAGTGCATCCAGATACATCCATAGCCGTTAATGAATCACGAAGCTGAGTTAGCCCTGCCTCGCCATATTCAAATGAACGTGAAGCTCCCGATGGCGCTGATTGTGACTTAATCTTCCTGGCACCAGACGAGGCGGCCATTAGCGAGATCGCATACAGCTTGATTAATTGCTGAGTGCAAGCGTCATAGCCTGCCTCGTCTAAGCAAGTATCGATTTTATCCACCTGGCAGATGATCAGATTCAGCACAGCATCCGGGATGGCATAGCCCAGTTCTGCCAGAAGTGATTTAACATCTGTGAGAGTGATCTGGGCTGCCATTGTTATTTCCCTTTTGTCGTTGCTGCTTTCAGCGCGGCTTCGGCGGTGTTCGCCCGTTCGGTTTCGCTGGCTAGTTCATCGCCCTTTGCTTTCAGCGCGGCTTCGGCGGCAACGAGCGCCGATTTCAGTTCGTCAACCTCAGCGGATGGAGTGGCAACCTCAAACTGCTGGCCAGCGCCGACCTGGGTAACATGGGTTGCCAAGCTAGGGTGAAGCTTTGGGGTTTCGAAGGTATCGCCAACTTTCTGCCCTTCAATCCAAGGGTTGGTAATGATGTACTGTTCCATTGCTTATCTCCTTAACTCATCGCTGCGGCATAGAAAACACCACCACGGCCGTTGATATCAGCTTTAATCTGAACACCCAACAAGGCCCATATCATGAAGTCATAGTTTGCGTTTGGCATCAGACGCGGCACCGGTACGACTGAAACCGGAGCGCCAATCAGTGGGCTGATATATTCCTTATTGCGAACATAAGCAAAAAACTCATTGCCTTTCATTTTAAAGGTGGATTTGAACGCCTTAATACGAGAGAAACGCATAATTTCTTCGCGCAAAGTACCTTCTTTGTAGTTGCCAGACTGAGACAGTGGCGCATCCAGACGGCGGCGGATTTCCGGGGAAATCCACATCACGTCAACAGCATCGACGTAGTTATCATCGAGGGTCTTAGCAAAATACTGATTATAGAAGGCGATGATCTGGTCATTGGTTGCGGTAACCAGATTGATATTGGCACCTGATGCACCCAAATCGATTTTCTTCGTGTTGCGGTGGTTTCTAATGCCCTGACCTTGGTACGTACCGGCTTTAGCGCGAGAAGAACCGTCAAGATAATAATCGGCAATAGTGCTAAACACCTTCACCATTTTGCGCGCTTGAGATTCAATAACCAGGTCGATATTTTCGGACTTCATCGCAGTCCAGTGACGCCAGTTAACGCCAAATCCAGCAGTAAATGCCGGAACTGGATCGCCATCAGTATCAGCGTCAGTGTGGTCGTTGTAGCGCGGTGGTTGCGCATCCATAGAGATTGTTACTTCATCACTGATATCCGTTCCTTTGGTATATAGCTTCGCGGTTTTACCCGGATTTAGCGGAGTACCAATAGATTGCAGGTCAGTCAAGAACTCACGGCCCTGGTCATTGTCGCGGATCTGGATAATCTGATTATCAACTTCGCGCCAGAAATCGCGGGTTAAGATACCAGCCTCGTTTTTAACGTAAGACTCGCTATTCACCATCCCGCCCTGAATTAATCCATTAGTGATATTTGTCTGAGCATTGGCGGCGATCTTACGTTCTTCTTGCAGAGCACGATATTGGGCCATGTAGGCCGCATTTTTAAAGTGCCCGTCTGCGTTATTAAATACTAACATTCAATTCTCCTTATGCGGCGCGCACACGAACAAGCTCAGCAGAAGCGCCAACCGTGTAATTTTCTTTTGAGTATGCAGCGATAAAATCAGTACCAACCACACCAATACGCAGTACACCCGTTGCATCAATGGCTAATGGAGTATCAGATTTCAACACCGTAGCGGCTTTCACCAACGCAGCAAACGAGCGCCCCGTCTCCATGTAGTTACCAATACCAACATCACCAACAGCAACAACATCGGTTACGCGCTTACCTTGCAGCGTGTCAGACCCCAGCACATACAACTGAACGCCGGAACCTTTGCCGTCAGTCACAAATTTAGCCAACTTGTCAGTTGCATCGATGTATGCAATTGAGCCAGGTAAAGTAGTCACTGCCATTTGACGGTTTTCTGTTTCCGCCACACCATCTAAGTTAATTCGGTTATATCGAGGCATTTGTTACTCCTTACCTGGAATGTAATCAGCCATATCGTCCTGTGCGCCACCGTGGTTAAACGCACCATTTAGCCCAATAGTTGCTTGGGTTTGAGCAAATAAACCATCCAGCGCTTCACCTGCTAGCGCGTTAACTGCGACATCTTCCAGCTTGAATTTAGCCTTAACTGCCGCTCGCTTGGCGGCCAGTTCTTTATCTGCATTGGCGTCCATCTGGGTTTTTAACCCGGCAAGCTCGTCGCTCAAGGGCTTTACGGCTGCGTTTACTGCGGCAGTAATGGCATCAGTATTGACGGTGGTGTCAGCAGGCTTAGCCATCAGTTGGTTGTAGGCATCTAGCAGTTCGGCCTCAGTTTTACCGTCAGTCGGCTTGCCAGCGGCTTTCAGCGCATTGGTAATCATGTCTTTCATTGGATTCAATTCTCCGTTGGTTTTAACTTCGTCGTACTCGACTTTTTTAATGACTTCGGTTGGTTCGCCAACGAGTTGCGCTGTCTGCGACTCATCGATCAGGTAGGATTGTTTAAACTTCTTGGGGCCGTCTTCGTAAATGAAGTAATTAGGGTAAATAGACTCAATCCAGCGGCGCGCGTTGAAGTCACCGCCAGCATTCAGCGCATTGCTAATAGCCTCGTAGATTTCACTGTGGGATAACTGCGAATTGGTGCTGAAATGGAACAGAACCTTATTAAACCATCCCTCTCTGGTGCAATCGGTAGAGTCAGCCAGGCTCACCGTTTCAATCTGAAGCTCTTCACCAGCAGCATTAACAAAAATCCCCACCCCCTCCCGCGGTGTTCCGGCTGGCGTCTCATGCAATAGAATTGCGCAGTGGTCATAGGCATGGTTACGAGCAATCCAGTTGTATTTTTTACCCTTGGAAACCCCCTTCCCTGCTGAGCGATTCAGATTTAGCCCGGTTGATACTCCGACTGGCTCAACCTCTTTCCCCGCTTTCATGTCGTCCAGTCGATTAACGACCTCTTTGCCCTTATCCGTAGCTTCGGCATAACGGCGGTTAACGCACATATCCATCAGTACGCGATCCCCGTCCTTACGAACGTTACGAGCAAAAGCACCGATGTGATATTCGTTCACGGCCCGTACGTTACTCGCGCTGACGTACTGGCCTTCAATCTTAGGGTGCCCATACGGCATGGGCTTACCTTCAAGGCTCTTGAAGCCCTTTGAAATCTCGTCTGCCGGGTACAGTCCGCCATTGAGCACAATATCGTCGATGACCGGACAGACGTCCTTCACAACGATGTGCTCAACGCCATCGATTATTTCTGAGGTGATGTTTGAAGCGGAGTTGATGACCGACAGCACGTTTACGCAGATGCGTGACATGCTGTGTCCTCTTTATTGAATTGTTTTATGCAGTGCTCTGACGATAGATTTAACCTGGCGAACATTTCCTCGCCCTTGTGATTTAATCACTTTTCGATCACCCACTTGCTTCATTATTGCTTCGACTGAGCCAATCTTAACGTGTGTGCAAGATATGTTGCCTACTCGCTTTGATTCGAAATAAACACCAATCATATTGACCTCTTTTAAGTTGAAATACCTTCCGTCTCTTGCCATTGCTTTCGCTCAACAATGAGGCGCTCAATTAAGTTAGGGTTGAGAAGTTTGCCGTTGCCATCGACAATCGCCGGTATCTGACTGCAATAGCACCGGTATTTATTGCCATCAATGCTGTACCACTCCCGCACATCATCCACGGTGCGCAATCGACCATGCCAATATGCATGGGTCATTCGCGTTGTTGGTTTCAGCGCCGATAGATGCAGCAACATGGTATTCAGTCCAAGGCGCTCTTTAGCCCACTCTGTTTCCGCCCATTGAGCCTGACGCAATGCACCAACCTGCTCAGTCTGAGCGATGTTCTCAGCCTTACTCATTGATACATCAAGACGCTTGCTGATTATGCTGGCAGTCTCTCGCGGGTTAATTCCTCTGCCTATAGCATCAGCCAGAACGTTAGCTAAATCAGCACGCGTGGCATTTGATAGTCCTTTCCAATCGCTATACACCGGAACGTATGCCATTTGTATCTGATTCAGATAAGGCGCACTAAACAGCAATTGAGATAACGTAGTTTGCGCAGCATATATGGGTGACTGTGCCGCAAGGTTTGTATAGGCATTCAATGTGCCGCGCTCAAATTCAGCGGTGACATATGACATAGCCCAAATATTCTGACTGCCCCCTTCAAGCAGGTAATCGTCGAGTATCGTCTGCACAATCTCCAGCAGTGCCGCCAGTCGCCTTGCGTCCATGTCATAGATAAACTCTCCGGCATTGACGTAATAAAGCGATGGCGGCTTATCTGCTTCGTTATTGCAGATAATAGCGCTTGATTGAGAGTTATTGGCTTGAATGGTGCCGGTTAGATAAATATCGAATTGCTGTCTGAGTGCGGTCTTGATGTCGTAATACCGCTGGGCGATATCACTGCGCATCTTATTTACCTGGCGGCTGCTTTGAGTTGGGTCCGTTTTGTTTCTTGGTATCACCGGTAGGCCCGGACGTTTGTTTATCATCGGTCAGCGGGTCTCCTGTGGGTGGTGGTAACGCAATTTCGTACTCTGACAGAGTTTGCAGCTCAGCGGCGGCCCTGATTTCGTTCTCTTTAATAGCTGAACGCCCAAATGCGTTTTGTGTCTTAACTGCAACATCCGCCATCTTGTCAGCATCAGCAATCTTCTCAGCCTTGCTGGGTGCGAGTAGGTCAGACCATGAGATTGTGATCTCGCCCGTTGGCGGTTCATCAATAATTCCGATAGTCCAGAAGCGAGTAAGCACAGTCTCAATGAGGTCAGATAGGACGCCATTACGCCGTGACATGCGGGTCTTGGCCCAGTCCTTCGCATCCTCAGCCGAGGCTCGCTCACCTGTTTGCATCCCCATTAATACCTTGAATGGCATGGGCATGGTTGAGCAGAATTCATTAACGAGGGTGCGCCACGTTGGTTCAGGATCGCCCGGCGTAACCGATAACACCGTAGCTTTGCCTGACTGCATGAACGCAGCGCTATCAGTACTGTTATTTAGTCGCTTAACCTGCTCATCCAAACCATCAGCCAACCCATCGGGGGGGACGCCTAACGCTGCTGCCAGCGTCTTAAAGTTGGTATCTTTATCGAACTCGTAATTTAGTTGTCGGCTGGCATTCTTCAGGAAACCCTCGGCAGCCCCGCCGGATGTCTTTTCGATATCGAGTAACTTATTGAAACCGGCTCTTAGCAGTGGAACGCCGGATGTCAGCATCCCGTCCTCCGAACCTTCAGCCAGGATGATCACGCGATCAGGGTGAATATTTACCTGCCGAGATGGTGCGCCGCTATGCTGCCCCTCAACTGGCAATTCAGTGTAGGAATACATTTTTGGCTGGCCGTAATTCTCACTAAGCGGGTCAGTATCCCAGTCAGAAACATCCAACTGAGACTCCCACACAGGGATTAGTCTTACGAGTGCTTTATCCTTGAGCGAGCTGGTTATTTTCACCGCTATTGGTTCAGACCATTGAGCATTATCGCGTAACTGAATCAATAGCGCCGAATAGCGTCCAACGAGATTTCTCCGGTCTGCATCTTTAATTTGCCTCCAGCAGCGCTTAAGCACTTTCTTAGTTGCTTTATCCCATTGGGTTTCCCCGTTTGAATCCTGTGATTTATCACCATCAAACACTTCGGGGTAGTCTTCCCAGCAACCTTCGACCATCCGTTTTATTGCTGCCCCAGCCACTGCATTCCGTTCGTAGGCGTTGTAATACTCATCGAAAGTCAGATTCTCTGGATATCCAAATTCCTGATATATCCGAGTTCGTTTAGTGTTTCCTGACTTACCGAAACTGAGGTTCATCATTCGGGCGCGTTCAGTCGCCAGGCTGTTTACCGCCATAGACAACGCTTTAATATCAATATTATTGCTCACGTCATCCTCCGTCAGCGCTTACGCACCAACATGCCTTGAATGGATAATTTGTTTTTCGTTGCCACAGCAAAATAACGGAAACCGTCACCGGCATGTGATGTATGGTCATGAAGTGGCTTATCTTTCCAGCAGCCGCGCTTGTCATCCCACTCTTTACGGTAGCCCTCCAGATGAGTAATGCCTTCCGCACATTTCTCTTCATCGAAAACGCAAAGTGGCAATATTTCGCGAGCAGACTCAATGCCCGAATCAATGCTCAACTTCGGTACAACATTGAATTCGATACTGTAGGTCTCACCATCTACCTCGTATCCTTCCGACGCCAACTGTCGGCGGGTCTTGCCATCACCAGAAAACTCACGGTTATCGATATCATGCGGTGCCCAGTGCTCACCGTATTCATAACCCCGCTCTTTCAGTACCTTCATGTAATGCCTAAGCCCTTCGCCGCTATTCTCGTAGTAGTCAATGATGTGATACTCGCTACCAACCTCACGGACAAACCAAATTACCGTTGAATCCCCAACACCTAGATCCCAGAACGTGTGAACCGGCAGGTGTGAGTTATCAGGTAATTTGCAGATCCGCTTATTGGTATAAAGCCAGCGGAACTGTTTAGCGTAGTAAGCCCCTTCCACTGATTGCTGGAATGCTTCAGCCGGAATAGTTGGATATTCCCGCTTCATATCATCGCCGAGAGTCTTCTCTTTGGCGTAGTACCAGGCTTTCTGGCGCTGGTTCAGATGAACGCAGTGCTTAGCTTCCATCTCAGCAAAGTAATCAACAAGGCGTTGCGGTAAAGCCTCAACCGGGTCGATTGAATACTGTGGATTCTTCCACCAGGAGAAGAAAAAGAACTTCCAGTCCAACGGGGATAATTTCTTTCCCTGCAACTGAGCTTTCTCAGCCGTCTGGCAGTAATCGAAAAAGTAACCGGCTCGACCTTCTGCGGTGCTTTCTATCGTAGCAAAGCATCCAGTCGATACCGCCTCAAACGCACCAGTGACAATCTCACGCGCTTTATCGGGATACTTGGCGCATATCTTGCCGAACTCGGAAACGTGCAGGTAACGCAGAGTGCCGCCACGGAAGGAGGTGCTGACGTAGAGTGAACCGCCTTTGTTAAATACCAACTCACCAGCGGAATCATTACTTGCCGGATTGGCTGCTTTGATTTCATCGGGCAACTTGTCGTAGGCGTATTTCACCTTTTCGCGAAACAGCCGCCTAGCGTCATTCAGCGTGTGGGCAATCAAGGCGCATTTAGCTGACTCAAATAGCGCTGCATCCAACTGAATAATGCAAACCTCAGTCGTGAAGCCAAGCTGGCGAGCTTTAAGAATGATATTGCGCGTGTGGATACCTTCGAAGTATTCGCGCTGCTCAGGTGTCATCCTGAAGCGTATTGGCTTACCTTCTTTGTCGGTGATCCAGTAAAGATTATTCAGCCGCCAGTCTTTATCTGCCAGCAGCTTGAGGTGCTCAGGTTTCATTACGCCCCCTGAGACAATGAATCCATCAAGTCGGATAGTTTCTTAACAGAGTTGTCACCCTCAGGCCCGTCGATGTCATATGCCTGGCGCTCAAGGCCAATGAGGCTCTTCATGGCATCGCTGAGTGCTTTAACTGCCTTGACTCGCTCCGGTAGTGCAATTATCGACTGATAAACTTCATTCAGCCGGTCACGACCATTCTCATCTGGCTGGAGCATCAATTCGCCTAATTTGCGAAGAGCCTCAATGTCTGCGCACTCAGCGCCCAGCTCATCAAACAGGGCGTTGGTTATCTCGCGTGCTCGCTTTATGTCGCCACGGTGTTCCATCCTGATAGTGGCAATAACCTCGGCAGTCGCCTCTACAAGTACGCGCTCATTAAAACTACTCTCTGTGCGTACCTGTTTGCGTACCTCAGCTTTGCGTACCAAATCATCAGCACGTTCTTTTACTTTTGCAGCTAAGTCACGCGACCAATCATCACGCTTTGCACGCTTGCGTATAGCGCCTTCGCTGATGTTATGTTGTGAGGCTATTTCACGCAGAGACATCAAGCCAGCCCGGTACGCCGATTCGATGGCCTCCCAATCTGGTTTGGTCATTTTTAGAGTTTCCTGCTAGTTGTTAAAGTCTCAGCCGCTGATTGGCCAACACCTCGATAGGTGAAAACCTCTATAAGATTCTGTCAAAGGCACTTGTGAGCACCTTTTGCAGAGTTTTATAAATTGAGAGCCGTTGTGAAAGTGGCTCTCAACCTTGGGCTTCTAGTTTCACGCGGACTTTGCTTATTTCTTTGCCTGATTCTGATCTTCAGTCGCTAGTAGAACATCGAGAAGGACCTCAGCCTTCTCAACATTCGATAAGCCAATAGATATCCGGCCACAATTCAAATACTGGAAAACATCTTTCAAGTAACGGCAGATAGTTTCCAGTTGCTGTTTCTCATTTTTAGTCACGATGGCAGTCCGGGGATCTTGATTTGCAGCTTGGCATAGACTTCTTCTCGTTTATCCAATAACTGCTTCTTCCTGCCACCAACGCCCCAGTAATTCATTTGTCGTGCGCAGTGGCTTATTTCTGCCTTTTCTTCCTTGATAACGTGATCAATCATGTTTGCGTCAGCCATAAAGCTGGCAAGTGATATCAATTCACCAGAGAAGTATTTATCCAACACGGTGTAAACACCCACTTTGAATGCGGGGTCAATGTAACCAGCGTATTCATACGCAAGAAAGCGAGTAACGTATGTCCCACCATTGCGCCCTTTAATAACTTTAAATGGTGTAGATTCTCCACCTTTTATTAACTCATTGATAAATGAACGAGTTACAGGGCTTCTGAGGAAATCAGTAGGTCGGAGGTTATTAACACGTCGACCCGCAGATTTCGCAGCATTCCAAATATCTGTAATGGAAATTAGTTTTTCATCGTCAATTCGTACTGGAGTATTAAATACGGCTAATTCTTTCATTGGTAGTTACCTTACAGAAACGAGCCTTGTTGCCCAGAAACGCCAGCGCATAGAGACGGTTACCGGCCTAAACCAGCGTTTCTCCAAGGCTTGTTTCTGTAAGACTCTATGCTTTGATTTACGCCGGGCATGGCGCTGGATTTACTGCATAAAAAAAGCCCGACCTAAGTCGAGCCTTCTGTTTTCTTTGTCTTACTGGGTTACTTGAGACACACGTTAGTGATGTATCTCTGTAGTCCGGCTATTTGGGTTGTGGCAATTCCGATTCGCTCGCGGAGACTGAGATAATCCCTTCGAGCGGTTGGAGTAAGTTCGGGGCCGGTAGCATCATCCACGCTGGCGGGGCCGGTGGTTTTGGACACTGGCTTTGGACATGTGGCATTGAGCTGCAACCGCTTAGTGCCATTAGCGATATCAGCACGAAGGCGCTCATTTTCAGATTTGGCATCTGCCAACTCCTTGGTATATTTGATATCAATAGCGGCTACTGCTTGGCGCTGGACTTCGATAAGCTGAAGGTCTTTCTTCTGCTGGTTGGCCACTGCGGTTATTTCTGCCACATCACGCTGAAGGGTGGTTACTCTCCCCTGGTAATATGTCACGCCAAATAGCAGGGCCACAGCTACAGCAATGAGTATTGCCGTTACACGATTCATGCGGGATATTCTTTATGTGGTAGTTGGAAGTGAGGCCCGTCTTTCAGTGTCTTCCAGTCGCCACCCCATTCAATGGGTACGCCAACATCCTTCGCAGCCAGCTTGAATGCGGTAGATATCTGCTCGTAGTATTTCCATTCCCATGATCCGCTTGCTGTGGGGTAAGCAAATACGTCGATAGCGTGGCCAGTAATATGACGGCTGTTCATTGTCTGACTTTTACCGGCAGCCACAAGCTCTTTTTGCCGGGCGACAGTTCGAAGCCCTTCAGTTACGCCAAAATCAACCACTGATAATTCCAAGGCCCGACGAACCACTGTCACCAGGTTAGCGTTAACGCCCTTGAGGTTATTCTCACTGCGCTGGCTAAATCTAAAATTAGTCGTCATTTAATGATCCTCTCAGATGCCAGCAGTATTCGCTGACGAACGTAATCTTCATTCTCTGGCCTCTCAGTGAAGCCAACAGCAATAAGCCCTATCATTGAACCGTGTTGTGGGGGGACGGCAGCAGAGCAAACGTATGTGGCACCCGCCGCCCATGCCGCCCGGCCAATCGCCGTAGACTGCACAAGGTCGTAGCACACCGTCTTTTTATCCAGGAGGTCGATAACTGCCATTGATAGTTTTGAGTGAGGCCGGAAAATTAAATCTCCCACCCCTTCAAGATTCGATAATCGTTGCTCTCTAATGCGAACGTATAAAGCGATGCGCTGGTTGCGCTGTAGGTTCAAGCTCCAGACAGAAACTGTTACGCCGCCGGTATCGCTCATCATGCTGCGCACTTCAGCATCGATTTTTGTCTGGTCAATGCGTGGGGTGCCGTAATGGGCAAGCGCCCAATAGGTAATCTCTCGCCGGTAGTCATAGGCCAAATAACTCGCAATGCTAAACAATGTCAGCACAATCAAAATCGCCAGCTTCTTCCAGCTATCTACCCATCGAATTAACCACGTAGCACTCTCAAGTTTTCCCTGTGGGTTATTTTGGTTTTCCATATTGCTATCCAGTTGTGCGCATACCGGCGCGACCGGATGGCTGAAATAAAAAAGGCCCACTGAAGTAAGCCTTAAAGGTTGGTATGTGGTGCTGCGCAGCCCGGCCGATATCAATAAGTCTGCGTTCTGTACTGATACCCATTCACCACATTCGGCTGGATACTGCCTCGTCCAAGCCTCGGAGGATGGAAAGATTCAGGCTCTTTCAGTACCCATGCGAATGTAGAAAAGCAAAAAGCCCCGGCGATTAACCGAGGCTTCTAATTTGATTGTGTAAGCTACGTGACGAACTAACCACTCTTATCATGATATTCAGTTTTTTACGTACGTAAAGAATATTTCACAATAAGATTTCAATAAATTCGCTTGAACTTGCTGCTATCCATTTGCGCAGCGACAAAGCCAGTCGGCTTAAATCCTAAGTCCGTAGCTATTCCACTTGCTATTGTTCTAAATGTGTCCGCTTTCCCTATAAGCTCAAGGCAATTACCAAACATTTCATCATAAATAATAACACGCACACGATAACGAGATTTTACTTCTGCTGGAACTTTGGTGACGGGTGTTATTACGGGAGGGGTGTTACCGACTTCTTTGTCCAAAATGTCGAGCACCCACTTGCGGAATTCTTTAGCTATCTCAGTACGGGCAAACATGGCGATCAAATGAGCGCCGCGCAGGGAGAAAACTCTAACGTCTTTTGCTGACTTTCCGTTACCAAACCCCTTTACACTCAATTTGAGGGTCAAGGTCATGGCTTCTGTAAATTCGTCGGAATTTCGATTGTATATCTGGCTTACTGCATCTGATTTTTCCATGCCAAGCGCTTTGGCAATTTCAGTCCCACGTAACCAGATTTGTCCAGAGTGATTGGCAATATCGAATTGAGTGTTGCGAAAGGATAATTGAGTATTCATAGTTGTGATTCTCCTACATATAGGATGATCACCACCGTCTGGTGCAAATCATTGGGTGGTGAGACGTACGAGGTTTGCACTACCGGTCACAACAACACCCGGCGAGCCTTTCGGCTCCCCCGTACGCCCCACCATTGTTCTGATGTAGTCATACGTTACGCATAAAAAAACCGCAAACGCGGCTATGCGTTGTTGTGATATCCAGGGTGCAAATCCCGGCAGTCGATTTTGCGACTGCAAGGTAAATATAGCCCCGGATACCACTAAGCGTCAAGCGGCGAACTCCTGCCTAACTTGCTTATCCATTTCCAACTTTATTTCTAACGCCATCAGGTAGCCATCAACGACCCCTTCAGCGTTCTGTAGCTTTTTGCCAATATGACCATCTGAGCAGTTATGTTCACGAGCCAATTGCATGAAAGTTTTTCCAAACACGTAATAATCAAACAACAAGTTATGAACCACTGGATGCTTTCCGTTTAACCCAGCCATGACGCCCGAAATAATTAACCCGTCATCATCACAGCACTGAGTCCGGCTCCTTACTTTTGATGGGATCAATCCAGAAAATCCGGCGGCAATGGGGGGCCAATAGACATCCTCTCTATTGTCAGCCGCCCAAGCGCCCCAGCGTTCAAGAACAAGTTGAATGTCACGCATTTATGCAGCCTCTTGAAGTTTTTTAAGTGCTTTGGTTTTTGCCCGATACTCGTTGCGAATGCGGATGTAGTCATCGCGCCGGTAGTTCGTCATTTCATGCGGCCCCATCAAAATATCGAAACGAGCCTGCCCAATTTTCGCTATCAGGCTGGGTGTGTATTTTTCAATGTTTCCAGACAAATGGTTATTACAGGGGGCGCACTGGCGATGGCAATTATCTTCGATGAACCGTAATTCCGGATTTGCTCCTACTGTTAGATAATGACCAGCGTGATGCTGACCCTCATGGAACCGACCACAGCTAATGCAAGCATTCCCAGCATCACGAGTACGGATGTATTCATTAAAAGCTTGCTGTGCTTGTTTGGCGAAGTAACTGAGGGGTTTTACTGCTAACTTGCGGATTTTGATGCTGCGTCTTTCTGCTTGAGTTTCCTCTCTCCGCTGTCGATCTGCCTTCTGTATCCTATCCTGCCGGGCTTTTTGCGCTAACTGAGTGATGTACTCGCCTTTGTGTTCCTCGTTGCACCACCACTGATATACGGTCTCTGGCTTGAACCTCGTTTTGCATACTTTACAATTCCGGTGCTTTGGGAGCTTGGCTATCATTCCCGGCCTCCAGCATTTCTATTGAAGCGTTTTCACGTTCGCACTTATCACACGAATAAACTTCATCGGGCTTAAGCGTGGCCCGGCAGAACGAGCAGACGGAGCGCTGTAGTTCAAGCATGGCTAACCTCCTGGAGTCAGATAAATGGTCACCGCTATCAGCAGGATGAAGAACAGGCCGGTGTAGCGGATTAGGTTTCTGTCGAATGGTGCTGGCCGAGGTGGTATTGGTGGCAGGTGCGTCTTTGGATATTTGTGTTTGTGAAAATATTTACTCCGATGTCTTGGCATGGCGCCCGCCTTTGTCGCATGGTGCGTTTCCCCATCGATTGGCCCACTCAATTGCAAGCCGTGATTCATCGCTGAACTTAACGCCATGCGTAGCACCGAAAGCATTGATCAGCTCTATCAGGTCGCGCAGCTCTCCAACGGTCATGCGGCTGGTTGACTGCCCCAGCACCACAAATCCACCCTCTAGACCAGGTGCTGACCTCTGCCCTTTCAGTGATGCGGTGAATATGTGTTTCCAGTCCTCACTGCTAAGCTTCTGACCATGCCACACAACCTGTTTAGCAATATCGCCAAGCGTGGCCCATAGACGCGCATTTTGGTCTAATGTGCGGGTTCGCTCTTGGATTGTGATCAGGAGTGGTTTATCAGGGTTAACAGGGAGTTGATTTATAAACTGGAGGGCATTTCGCTTGTATTGATCACCGCATAATACGAAGACCTTTTTATCCATTTCCTATCACCTTTTTTGGGGTAGGTATAATTTCAACGTTTCTGGTTCGGACTAATACCGGCGTATTGCTTCGCCCGGTCAGAGCCATTGCGAACTGCTCAGGTGTCATTGATGTGGTGATTGACTTACCCATTGAGAATGTCAGGCATAATTCAATGCGCGGCTCTTCACCGTTCGTCCGGTTGATATCTAGCTCGGCTATGGTTCTCATAGTGGCTTCTCCGGCGCGGCGGCTAGCAGCTTGTCAATTGCTGCCAATTCTTCACAAAGGTCTGCAAAGTCTCTTGCCCAACGAGTTCCCTCTTGGTCGTAATAACCAGCAAATCCAGCCTTGTAGTTTTCAACTTCTGCATTTTTCACATCCCGATAATCTGCAAGCATGTCGCGAGGAATGCTTATCCAACCTTCCGGTATCTCCGGAGAGTTCAACTGTGGGGTGGCTACTATTGGCTTTTGGCAATCTCTTAAAAGCTCAATCGTGTTACCCAGCAAAATTGCCCTATTCGTTGCGCCAGTAGTTGGAACTTCAAGGTTTAAAATCCACTTCAATATTTTTTCTAATGCTGTTATTTCTCCAGAAATATCAGGATATATATTAGCGGGTAAACCCTCAGCCCTCTTTGCAGCTAACGCGATTCGGGCTAGTGCTCGGATATCAGCGATATCATGACCAGAAATCATTTTTGCTCTGGCTAACTCTTCCAGTCTCTCTACAGTAAAACTATCTAATGCTTTCATTGGGTTATCTCCTGATATGAAAAAGCCCCGCGATTGCGAGGCTCTGGTTGTTAGTGTTTGATCTGATGAATCTGAGGGAGAATATATTTCCAGCGGTAAGCGGTGGAATCAATGCCTTGAGTTTCTCGACGCAGAATGTCTTTAACATTTCTCAATGTGTCGCGTGACTCAAATGCCATATCGTAGCAGCGGCCTGAATATTCAGAACCAAGCGCCTTTAGTCCGGGGTGTATGGCTTCGGCACCTTTTCGCATATTATCGGCAACTTTCCATAGCCAGCAGAGGTGACTTAGCTCTCTTTCAGTCAAAGTGATCGTGTAGGTTTTGGATTCTGGTTTTACTGGGGTAATTTCTGGCTGAGTATTGCCAACCTCCCGATCCAGAATATCTAACACCCACTTGCGGAATTCTTTAGCTATTTCAGTACGGGCAAACATGGCGATCAGGTGAGCGCCGCGCAGGGAGAAAATACGGCTGCGAACCTTGAGATTTCCCGAGGTAGTCGAATCGAATACCTCGGACATTCCGGACGTAAATTCATCTGAATTCACGTTATAAATATGGGTAATAGCGTTTGTTTTTGCATATCCCAGCGCGTTGGCAATTTCTTTACTGGAGAGCCAAATCTGATTGTTGCGGGTGATTACGTTGAAATTGACGTCACGGAAAGCGAGTTGAGTGGTCATAATGACCTCCAATGGTTACTAGAATTTTATTCACCACTGGAAACGCCAATTTCTCTGGTGGTGAACTGAATGGGGTTGGCGTAACCGGAGTAACCAACCGGCCTACCTTGCGGTAGCCCCACCCAGCCCACCATTGAGATGAGACTAGATTGCGACATAAAAAAACACGCTCGCGGCGTGTCATATGGTCGCGGTCACTTCGGCGGGACGCCAATCCCGATCTCCCATGAGGGAAGACAGAATGACTATAGCCCACTGTAGAATACCGCGTCAAATTTTCGTGTTATTTCTGAATCTAATTTAAGACTCCTGTAAAGCTCGCTGTTGTGTTTAAATTCATATCCGTACATTGATTCGTTTTTGATATTTAAATTTAACCACGAGCTGCTGAAGTTGATTTAAGCCTATTACTCATTCACTCTCTCCCTTGATTCGAATACCGGCAGTGCGGATGCGTCCTATTAGGTCGGTTAATTGATTTATTGCCATAGCCTTGTGGTGTTCATCATCAGGTACGCAGCGAATATGCTCGCGTACCGTTTCCAGATAAGCCGCTAATTCAGCACGATTAAAGCTGATATTTGCTTCTGGATTAATTTGTATTACCTCACCCATCATGCAGCCCTCGACCGGTAGCTATCCCACGTAAACGCCAGCGTACAACCGCCGCCATCATTCATCCGATCAATCACTCGCTCACCGATAAAGGCGCTTAGTTCGTCTTTCGGCAGGTTGCTTATCAGGATGGTTGGACGCATTTTTTCGTAGCGGGTGTTGATGATTTCAAACAGGATTAACTTTTCAGACTCAGAACCAAACTGAACGCCGACTTCGTCGATGATCAGCAGATCGGGACTGGTATAAGCCTCGATAACTTCCTGCTCAGTGACTTCGGCGTTCTTGCCCCATGATGACTTGAACTTTCTGGCCACCCGCAGAGCCGTGGTAAACAGCGCCGAACTTTGGTGCTCAGTGATGACATGCTTTGCAATTGCAAGAGCAAGGTGGTTTTTACCGGTGCCCGGCTTCCCTGTCATAACCATGCCTCCGCCCTGCTTCAGGCGCTCTAGCCACTTGGACGCATAGGCTTTGCAAACATGCAGACAGCGCGCCGCCTCATCGTTCTGGGGATGGTAGTTTTCCAGCGTAGCACCGGCGAACCGGTCTGGAAGTAGCAGGCCAGCCATCAGTCGTTTGATGTTTGCCTGTTTAACTCTGACATCCTCACCAGCCTGTTTTTCTTTCAGGCATTGAAGCCTTTCCATCAGGCAGGACGGGCAGGATGTTTTTGTCTGCAAGCTGCCCAACGCTTTCATGGAGCGAACTAGCTGCTGAAATTCACCATGTGTTTCACAAACGGCTTGGCGATATTCAAATACCGTTCCCTCGATAACCGCCGCTGGTTTCTTGATGTTTTCCAGAGAGGTTTCAAGCTTGGCAATCTCTTCTACGTAACTAAGCATAATCATTCCTCCATCCAGCCCGGCGCGTCAGTCACGCCATAGTTCTTGGCTGAAAAGTTATCGGCGGTAGCTCGGGCCGGTGTCGTTGGATTCTTTCCTTGGGTGGCACGGTTGGATTTCCCGCTGAACTTCGCGGCATTGCGTATCCACGTCCTAAGCGCGGCATCCCAACTCTTGAACGTTGACCCCTTAGCCTCGTGATAATCACAAAAAGCCCCAAATTCGCTTTGCAGGTTAACGCCCATTTCAGATGCCATTTCTGTATGGGCTTCTGATGGTGAAAATTCTGTTGGTCGCTGAGTGGATTTCGATGTCTTTTCGGAACGGGATTTCTTTGGCTCGGGTAATATCTTTTTAATGTCTTTATTGTCTTTTGTATTATTGTCTTTTGTGTTTAACAGATTCTGTAAAGTCGGATTTACTGATTCAGTAAAGGTTTTCTTTACAGATTCTGTAAACTTTACAGTTTCAGTAAAGGTTTTCTTTACAGATTCTGTAAACTTTACAGTTTCAGTAAAGGGTTTACAGATTCCGTTAAACTTGGTCTGCCAAGAGGATATCTCCTTGTTGATCCCCACCTGTCTTCCGGTCATCGTCAGGATGTTCATTTTGACGAGCTTATTGCGTTCCGTGCTGCACCGCGTTTCAGGTAGGCCAGTTAATTCTGACAACTGGGCATTCCCTACCCAGTCAGCCGATTTGTTATAGCCGTATGTTTTGCGAATGACCGCCAGAGTGATCAGGAGTTGATTCTGAGTTAACCCAGAGCCTATGACCGCCTCAAGTAGTTCGTTAGCGATACGGGTATAACCGTTTTCGGTATCCACCACACGTCGCTCCTGCCCCCCTGATTCAGAGGGAAATTGAAGTATCTCCGCTGTATTCATTTGGCCTCCATGCCCACCGCGTTATCACTGTTTACTGATCCAGTGTTTTGCATTATTATTACCTCTAGAAAGACATAGTTATTTGCTGTTCTGAAGCCTCGGTTACCGCCGGGGCTTTTTGCTTTTGTGGGTTAATCAACAACCGCATCATTCGAAGTGTCGTTGCTATCTCCCTTGCTTCATTCCCTGCTATTGCCAGAATGTTTTCAGGCTTCTCAATCTCGGCAAACTCCAACAGCCGGCAGAACTTGCTTAACATGCTGTCCTTGCCTGATATCCAGCGGCTTATCTGGCACCGGTCAACACCTACGTGTTTAGCGGCTTCCAGTTGGCCCTTGCTGCTGATGCCATTCATAACCTGTACTTCCAATTCAATTGCGTTAGTGCGTTTCTGTGCACGTTCCATTGCGTACTCTTCCCTTGTTAGATGTTGTTACGTGACAAAACTGTGAGCTTGTCACTTTTGTTGCCCCAGACTTTCCGGGGTGAGGTCAGTAGTGTTAAAGAGCGGTAGTGCTTAAGCTGCGTTATTAAATTGCTCAAATAGATTTGCTTTATCAGGACGGAATTCAGCGGCTTTTATTTTCCCGTTAGTTGCTCTAACCATAAGCAACGCACCTTCCACTGAAATTTGTTTATTACCATTAAGCCAATCCGACACTGTTGATTGCGCCTTGCCTACAGCTTTGGCCAGTGCAGCTTGACTGCCAACAATGGCAATCGCTTTTTCGACTGCTTCATGTTTCATAAAATCTCCTTTTCTATTGCTTACTGGATGATTTTAGCTATCGCTTTAGTGAAAAGCAATCGCTTTACCGATTTTGATTAAATATCGTCTTGGCGATAGAATGAATTGAATTGTTTTGTGAGGTTTTTATGGATTTTTCTGAGCGCCTTAATTTGGCGATGAAGGAAGGCGGATATACGCAGGGGTCATTAGCTAAGGCTGTGGGCATGGCTCAGTCCAGCGTCTGGAAGCTAGTATCTGGAGGCGCGAAAGGCTCAAGAAAGCTTGTGAATATAGCCAGAGTGTTAGGCGTTCGCCCTGAGTGGCTTAGTGAAGGAATAGAGCCAATGCGCGAAGATGGCGCAAAACCACACCACCCAGGTTCAACAATACCGCCTGAAAGCGAATGGGTTGGTGTTGAAGTGTGGGACAGTTCCACCCCGCTTGGAGATGATGACGTCGAAATTCCTTACTATAAAAGCATAGAGTTAGCTGCTGGTAATGGTTGTTCAAACAACGAAGATCACAATGGTTTTAAGTTGCGATTTTCAAAGACCACCTTACGCAGGGCTGGAGCAGACCCAAAGAGTGTTGTGGCCTTCCCTGTTCACGGGGATAGCATGGAACCTGTTTTGCCTGACGGGACTACAGTGACTGTTGATTATGCTAATAAGCGCATTGTTGATGGGGCTATCTACGCAATTGATCAAGACGAATTTTTTAGAGTGAAACTGCTTTACCGGTTGCCCGGCAAAAAGTTAAGCATTCGCAGCTACAACAAAGACGAGTTCCCTGACGAAGAAGCGGATATGGATGATGTGAAGATCATTGGTCGAGTCATTCATTATTCGGTGATGCTGGTCTAACCCACTGCTAGCCACTCAATCTGTGGTTTGATGGATATTTAATTAAAATATTTCTTCCCGTGGCGCATTCCTATTTTGAATGCAATGTAACTTCCAACCACGGGCAAAGACACTATGCCATACCAGTAAAAGAAGCAGATAAGCCAGTTTCCATCATAAAGCAGGGTCATAAGGATACCTCGTGAAGATAGAGATTATCATTGCAATTACAGGAACAATTATATCAGTAATTGCAATTATTGCATCGTACTTTAGTGGCGTAAGGGTCGGTAAGGTTAATGAGATACGCAAGGAGTGGAACGCCTTAGTGGAGCCAATGTTGATTATTCTCGAAGCTCAAAGATTGGCATATACCAATGGCAGCTTGTCAAAATATGACCGTAAAGACTTTGATTTCCCATATGAAAGAATCAATGCAATAAAGCGAAGACTATCGGGTAGAAAGCTTGCATCAATGTCGGAAAAATACTCTGCATACTACAAGGCTAGAGTATTGATAGTATCGGGAGAAGAAAAGCGATTCGATAAGGCAATTAAAGCGATCGACGAGTTTCGGAAAGAAATCAAACTACAGATGTAGCTAACCCACTGCTAGCCCATAGAGGGGTGGGTAAACAAATACAGCGAATCTGGCAAAGACCGGAGCGCAATCACATTCACCTAGGAAAAGGTATTTTGATAACCACAAATTTAAATTATAATAAGGAAATCGTGTGGATAATGTGATAAAAATTAGTAAGTTATCTGACATGGAGTCAATCATATCCCGAATAAATAAGGGAGAAGAGATTCTTATAGAGTCGTTAGATTTTTCGGGATTAAAAAATCTTCAAATTAAAATATATGGAGATGAAAAGAAGTATAATGGAACGCTTCCGGCGTCTCTTTGTTATGGCTTATGTGATTTCCAGAATGAATTACTAAAAACATATGCCCTGATAAAGTACAAAACGGATAACTTACGCTATCTTAAGAGCGGAGACAGGGAGCTACTTGACGTAGTTTTCGAAATTAAGCCAGGATGCACTGACTTACTTGCTGGGTTGACGGAATTTACTACAGCATGTGGTGATGCATTCGCTAAGATGACACATGGTATGACTGGAACACAAAAAACATCATGCATGATACTGTTAATCCTCTCTCTCGCGGGAGGAGTGCTAACCTATAGTCATATAGAAGCTAAGCATGATGAAGCTATCCAGCAAATAGAGGCTAACAAAGCCGCAGTTAAAGATAAATCAGAAAATGAAAGAATGGTTATTTTGCGTGACGGAATTATGCAGGCCATCGATAAAGACAAGGATCAGGGAGGGGATGCAGCAGCTATCGCTGCTGGCATAAAGGAACATTCAGCAAAAGCGTATGAAGGAATACTTAAGCCGGTAACTGATGCCGATAAAGTAGAAGTAAATGGTGTTGCTGGAAAAATTGAGTTATCGCAAAAACAAGTACAAGAATTTGTAAGTAACCCAGTTGAAAAACCAGAGCATAAAGATAGAGTTATTGCAGTTGAAATTGACGGAATTAAAAGAAGCCCTGATAAACTAACAATTAATTGCCACGAGGTAGGTAGTGAGTCTGGGTTTGTAGTTTATGTCGATCTTAGTTTTGTTGAGCCAGAAGAAGTCTCCCTACTTTTTGATGCTTTTAAGAAGTCATCTGTCATTAAAATTCAGGGAAATTTTAAAGTTAGATCTGGAATCATCGAACAAGGAAATTTATCTAGCGTTACGGAATAATTATCCGCTAAACCCGGCCCCGCTGCCGGGTTTTTTGTGCCTGTAATCTGACAATCTCACCACCCTACCCGCATTAAACACTACTCACCTCACACTTTTCACGCCTGATAGCCGGTGCGAATGGGTGCGTCTGCATGTTTTTAAAAATAAATTCCTTTATCAATTATGTAATTATCACTTTATCGATAAATATTATCGCTTTTACGATTGACCTAGATAATCGCTAAGGCTATTATCATTCCATCGAAACGAAACATCGATGCGGCAGACAGGATTACTCGCCGCGCCAGTCAGGAAGACAGGCTGCTCATTAACAAAGCGGGGAACGAAAGCAGAGATGCTAATCAATCCTCGTGACGGATTTCTCCCGGATAGTCTGGGAGGCCAAAGAGAAGTTGGCTTTGGTGGTGCCGGTAAGACAACGGCCTTGTGAATAAGCACATCGGATCGCAATGCGAACGTGATGCCAAATCGATAGCTGTTAGAAGCATCAAGGAAATCCGGTAACTACCGGCATCACCAAAGCCAATCACCGGAGGTAATCATGGTAGCTATCACAATCAAACCAGCTAAAGAGAATTCAAAGACACGCAAATTTAAGCGTACAGGTGAATTCTTCGCGGCGAAGGATGCCAACCGAGTGCTGGCAAGCCGTATTGAAGCAGCGTTCACAAAGCTCTCTGAGGGCTGCACAGCTCGGGTATGCAAAGCAACGATGCCGGTTCCAATTCGCAGCGCGGAGCAGCTAACAGAGTTGAAATTTAAGCAGCACAACAAGGTTAAGAATCCGCTGGGCCAGCAAGTAAACGCTCGCCAGAAGATGCGCGGTAAAAGCATACCGCTTATTTAGAAGCCCACCACATAGTTAAGGGGTAAGAGAATGGAAGTAGGAAAAACGACATGTAACCCAAGCACCGATTCAGGGGAGGCTCGCAGCGTGACAATTGGCGAGTTCACAATCAGTCAATTTGGCGATGGTACCTTATGGATTGAGGATGGCGAAGATGATGCAGGTTCATTTGATGAGGCCCGTCTTATCCAAGTGCTACGAAAGTTCTACGACGAAAACTTCTAACAATCAGGTCGCATAACGCGGCCTTTTTTATTGGCGGGTAAATGAGGAATGAATGATGAAATTGAACATATCTGTAGAACTTGAATGGCTTGGCGAAGATGGTGACTTAGACGCAGAAGTTAAACAAGAGATTATCAGCGGCGTTAAGAATGCTATTTCACGCGATTGTTTAGCTAAAGTGGAAAAAGAAGCCTCCGCTCAGATTAATCAGGCAATCAACGAATCAATCTCAGTAGCGAAAAAAGCCATCGAGCAAAAAGCTATTAAATTTGCAGATGATTGGCTGGAGAAAGAAGTCACAGTTACTGATAAGTGGGGTGATGTGCAGGACTGCCTGACTATTACAGACCTCATCAAGCGAACATTTGATGGGTTAATGGAAAAGAAAGTCAATAACGAAGGTAGTTTCGATGTGGGTTATGGAAACGGGACTCGGCTTATTACATGGTTAACTGATAAGCGAGTGCAAGACGTTGTTCAGGAGAAGTTAAAGGGAATCAATAAGGACATTGACCGACAAATAACAGAGGCTGTTAATGCTGGAATCCGCAAGAACGTATCTGACAAGTTTGCCGAAATGGTCATCCAGACAGCGAAACATAATAACCAGATGGCTATAGAAAACAAACAGTAACCCCAGTGACCTTACCCCTGCCACTTAACCGGTGGCAGCAATAAGACCATTGAAACAAACAACGAGCTGCTTATGCGGCTTTTTTAATGCTTGAAAATTGAGGATGACCGCATGAGCAAAGAAACAGTGATTACCTTTAAAGGCTTTGACCAGAAACTTCAATGCCGTGGCTACCAGTTCGAAATCGGGAAAACGTTCGCGCATGAGGGGAAAGTTGAAGCATGCGGTTCTGGATTCCACGCTTGCGAATCCCCGTTTGATGTTTTCGGATATTACTCACCAGCTAATAGCCGGTACGCGGTCACTGAGTCGTTTGGCACTATTGACCGTGAAGAGGGTGGCGATACAAAAATAGCCAGCGCCAGCATAACTATTACAGCGGAACCCACTCTTCCTCAGTTCATCCAGCACGGCATTGATTGGATCTGGAGCAAAGTAGATAAGTCGCTTGAACAGCAGATCATGACTGGCGACCAGTCAGCGGCAACCAACACTGGCGACCAGTCAGCGGCAACCAACACTGGCTACCAGTCAGCGGCAACCAACACTGGCGACCAGTCAGCGGCAACCAACACTGGCGACCGGTCAGCGGCAACCAACACTGGCTACCGGTCAGCGGCAACCAACACTGGCGACCAGTCAGCGGCAACCAACACTGGCAACCAGTCAGCGGCAACCAACACTGGCAACCAGTCAGCGGCAACCAACACTGGCAACCAGTCAGCGGCAACCAACACTGGCTACCGGTCAGCGGCAGAGGTGTCTGGATCGCAATCTGTAGCGGCTTCATTTGGTGAAGGCGGGAAAGCTAAAGCATCAGAAAGCGGCGCAATCGTTCTGTGCTACCGAAATGACGACGGCGAGATAATTCATATCCGTGCCAGCAAGGTTGGCGAGAACGGAATTAAGCCGGATGTTTGGTACTCGCTGAATGAAGATGGTGAATTTGAAGAAGCCTAAGACCACTAGATGAGGTGATGTATGACAGAGGAAATTAAAACAGGCGGATTGGCATTTCCGTTTAATGACATTGGCGGGGATTGCGACCCCGGCATGACGCTGCACGATTATTTTTCAGCTAAAGCGATGGCGGCAATCATATCTAATCCGTCATTAATCGACGACTTAGGCGAGCGAAGTGTTGGTTGGATTGTTGGTCACTCTAGATCGGTGGCAGACGCAATGATTAAGGCGAGAGGGTGAGATATGCAATGTCAATATTGTGGCGGCCCTGTTATCTGGAAAGGCCCATTTTCAGCACTAACTCACACTGAATGCCAAGGGTGCGGCGCTATAAATTTCCAAGTAGTAGAGCCAACTGAAGACGAAGAAACCGAGTAACACCCCCACCCAACCCCCACCAATCCCCAGAGTAAGCCTGACATCATCGTCGGTGTTTTGCTGTGGGCTAAACATAGGAAATGAGCATGGCAGACGAAAACACCGGCTTGGTGGTAATCGACATTAAGCCTGAATCCTACCCGACACTGTACGTCACGAACGGCCTTGATAAATACCTAAATCAAATTCGTCAGGCAGTTAATGAAGTTCCAGATGTAACGACTGCAAAGGGCCGAGCACGGATAGCATCACTTGCAGCCAGCGCATCACGCAGCAAGACAGCAATCGAAAAGCCGGGCCGTGAGTACCTGAAGAAACTGAAAGAAGCCGTTAAACCTGCTGAGGCAGAAATTAAGCGGTTTGTTGATGCCTGTGATGCATTGCGAGACGAAACGCGCCGACCACTGACTGAGTGGGAGGCCGAACAGGACCGGTTAAAGCAGGAAGCAGAAGCCAAGAAAAAGGCCGAAGAATTAGCAGCAGAGGTTGAAGTAAAACACGAAATGGCCCTACTGATGAATGACGCATTCGACCGTGCTCAGGCCGATAAGAAAGCTGAAGATGAACGCTTACAGAAAGAGCGTGACGACCGGATTGCAGCAGAGGCCACCGCCAAGGTTAAGCGGGATGCTGACCTAGCGGCACAACAAGAGCGTGAAGCATCAGCGCGCCGTGAAGCTGAGTTAAGGCTTCAGGCAGAGCAAGGAGAGCGTGACCGTGTTGCATTGGCTCTTAAGGCTGAGCAAGACAAGAAAGATGCAATCGCCAAGGCCGAGCGAGAGAAGCAGGAAGCTATCGCAGCCGAGCAACTTAAAGCACAGGAAGAAGCAGATCGCATTAAGCATGAGGCTCAGCAGAAAGAAGATGCTCGGTTAGCCGAAGAGAAACGTGTCAGGGATGAAGATGCCAAGCGTGCGGCTGACGTCGAACACCGTCGTACCATCAACCGCCAGGCAGTAGCCGACTTAATTGCAAACGGATTGCCAGAAGATTGTGCACAGAAATGTGTAGCCGCTATCGCTAAGAACCTCATTTCCTCAGTTCGTATCGCTTACTAATCAAACTTAAATTTCAGGAGCCACTCATGTACCAATTCGTACTAACTGGCGATGCCGTCATGGGTCGCTATTGCCAACACCAGCCAAAAGTAAAAAACACCAATCCGTGGATCCGCTGGTTTCTCAGCATATTTCAACAGAAAGGTAATCCGCTATGACACCCACAGACATTACCGAAGCAAGGAAGCTTTATAGCTCATTGAACGAGCAAGATTTAGAGCAAGCTGGGCTAGTCGCAGAGAGGCAGGAAAAGGCCCTTAGGGTTCATAACCTAATTAAAACCTTTGAACACCTCCCTGAATTCGACCGTGAAGCTTTCAATATCTTAGTTGATGAGTATGACTTCGAGGGACTCGACACCGCACTCTACAACGTCCTATTTGAAAATGCCAAATGGCAACAGGCGCTGGAAATACAGCGGCGACTGGCTGAACACGATGAGGCGGCATAATGGAGCCTGGCCACTATCAAGATATTTCAAACGAGGATTATCACTCGGGGCCGGGGGTCAGTAAGTCGCAACTGGATGATGTGGCTATTAACCCCGCAATACTCACATGGAAGAAAAATGCGCCAGTAGACACAGAAAAGCTAAAGGCACTGGATATGGGAACGGCACTCCACTGCCTGTTACTCGAACCTGATGAGTTTGATAAGCGATTCATAAAAGCGCCAGAGTTCAACCGGCGCACAACTGACGGCAAGGCAGCAGAAAAGGATTTTCTGAAAGAGTGCGAAGAGTCAGGGAAGACGGTAATGGACTTTGAACAGCACCGGAAGCTGGAACTGATGCAAGGGAGTGCAATGGCCCACCCTGCGGCCAGATACTTTTTAGAAGCAGAAGGATACTGCGAATCGTCAATCTATTGGACAGATGAAGAAACATCGGAACTATGCCGGATCAGGCCAGACAAGTTTCTCACCAGCCAGCCGATCATAGTGGATGTGAAAAAAGTGGCTGACATGGATCGCTTCTCGCGACACATCGAAGAGTTCCGGTATCACGTACAGGACGCTATGTACCGGGACGGTTATCTCAATCACTTCAACGAATACCCGACATTTCTGTTTATCGCAGTAAGCGAAACAATTAACTGTGGCCGATACCCAACCCGCGTATTTCAGCTCGATGCTGACGATGTGTCCGCTGGGCATGACCTGTACAGAAAGAACCTGCAAACCTATCACGAATGCCGACTCAGCAACGAATGGGGCGGTGTCGAAACCATTTACCGCCCTGCATGGGCAAGGAAAAAGAACAATGACTGACATCGCCAACATCGAACTTAGCAATGAGCCAGCTATCACCAATGCGAACGTGGCTATTTTTAGCCCTCAAAACCTGATGGCAATTCAGAATTTCGCCACACTCATGGCAAGTGGGCGATCAACTATCCCGTCTCACCTCGCTGGTAATAAAGCGGACTGTATGGCCGTGGCAATGCAAGCTGTTCAGTGGGGCATGAACCCATTCGTTGTTGCTCAAAAAACTCACGTTGTCAGTGGCACTCTGGGTTATGAGGCGCAGCTTGTTAACGCAGTGATTTACGCGATGGCCCCCACCAAAGACCGGATTCACTATGACTGGTTTGGCCCGTGGGAAAACGTGATCGGCAAGTTTGCAGAAAAAGTATCGCCAAAAGGAAATAAATACATAGCACCAGACTGGACGCTGGCAGATGAGAAGGGGCTTGGCATTCGAGTCTGGGCCACAATGAAAGGCGAGGATGAACCACGCGTCTTGGAGTTATTGCTCTCTCAGGCCCAAGTGAGAAATTCCACGCTGTGGGCCAGCGACCCGAAGCAACAACTTGCCTACCTTGCTGTTAAGCGCTGGTCGCGCCTGTACTGCCCCGAAGTTATTCTCGGCGTTTACTCCACTGATGAATTGGACGGAAAGCCAAAGCCTGAGCGAGACGTAACGCCACGCACCAATGCCGACCTGAACAAGATGATCAACACCAAGAAAGCGGAACCAATTGAGGGTGAATTGGAGACAACAAAAGTAGATGAGCGCTCACCTGATGCCCTGCTTGCTGACTTCACCAACGCTGCCAGCAACGCAAAATCAGTAGAAGAGTTGGAAAAGTTCTTCAAATACACCCAACGCGTTCTTGCAACCCACCACGAACAACTCGAAAAGGCTACCGACATCTACGACATCCGCAAGGCTGAAATGGAAGAAGTTCCAATGTGAGGCTGTCATGAAAATAAGAAAACATGTGCCGTGGGAAGATTATGAAAAGGATTTCATAAGAGAGGTGGCAGGAGTATTTAGCGCGGCACTGATAGCAGAGAAACTTGAAAGAACAAAGCGAGCCATTGAAGAGAAAGCCAGAATTCTTGGGGTTTCTCTTGCTCTCAATAAAGCAGCCTAATCCCCACCCCATTACCGGCAGTCAATCTGCTGAGGAAACAGTTATGTCTGAAAATACTGATTATGAAACGTTAAAAGCTGAACGCGATGCGGCACTCAATACCTGCACTCTGATTGCCGAAGCGCTGGGTATTACCGGCGCTGTAGCAGGTGACACCATTTACAGGGTGCAGCAACTGATTGGCGAGAATTCGGCGCTTTGGAACGAAAACTCAGTACCTGAAGTTAAATTGGGCCATCAAATGCAATGTTGGGCCATCGTCAGGCGTACCAGTGCCTTTAACGGTAAAACCACGGTTAGAGTTGCCATGCTTCGCTATCTCAATATGCCTTGCGCCGGAGGAGATGATGAGCCTGATTGGGCGCTACAAGACGATAACGGTGATTATTACAATGCCGTTGGTTGGCATTCATATCACGGACATCCTGAATATAGTGATTATTATCAGGAAATTGAGCAAGAAGAGGAGGTTTTGGCTTGGCAACCATTAGTTTATCCAGATCTGCCTGAAAAGTTCGCCGCCAGCCTGAGGGGTGAACAGAATGCAAGTTGAGAAAACCATCCTCGATATGTGTTGCGGTAGCCGCATGTTTTGGTTCGACCGAGCCAACCCTAACGTTGTGTTCGGTGATATCCGGAGCGAGTCTCATGTCCTTTGTGACGGTCGCAGTCTTGAAGTTAAGCCGGATGTGCTGCTTGATTTTCGCGACCTTCCATTCAATGACGCCACGTTCAATATGGTTGTATTCGACCCGCCACATCTGAGCCGCGCTGGTGAGAACGGCTGGCAGTGCAAGAAATACGGCGTACTGAATAGGGATACATGGCGCGATGATTTAACTGCTGGTTTCCGTGAAGCCTTTCGGGTACTGCGTCAGCACGGAACGCTGATATTCAAATGGAATGAAACACAGATACCGACACGCGAGATATTGGCACTCACTGACCATAAACCGGCGTTTGGCCACCCATCCGGTGCCAGAGCAAAAACTCACTGGATATGCTTCATCAAAGAAGGGGGGAACCGCTGATGAATAACCTCGAAGAGCTGAGAGAGCACTGTGAAGAAATGATGGCTATCTCTCCCCTGCGATATGCCTATATCCCTGCATCATCAATTATCACTCTGATAGACAGAATTGAGACAGCAGAAGCCGAGTTATCAGCGGCAAACGAGAGGCTTCTAGTGCCTGTTGTTCTGCCAATTTGTTACGCAGTTCGTGCCGGACATCCAATTAACGAATCCGAGCGAAATGTCATGATACCTAAAGATGGCGGTAACTGGCTTTCCCGTTTCGATGTTGAACACGCAATCCGCGTAGCCGGTTTTAAGATGGAGGGCGCACGTTATGACTAAGGACGACTTGAAAGAGATAATCAATAGCCCTGCCAGTGAGATAACGATAGCCCTCGCCACTGAACTGCTATCACTGCGTGAGCAACTTGCAGAGTTGAAAGCGCTGCCTGCCATACCGAAAGAGCTATTTGAAATTGGCGAACTTATCCGCACGCAGGATAATAGAATCACGGACCAGCCTTTTTTCGCCGTAATGGTTAAACGTGAAATTATTAGTTCCGAAGACCACGGCTATGACCGTATTTGCTGGGTTGAAAATCAAAGTGGTAATTATTGTGAGGCGACAGATACGCAACATCGCCGGTTAGAAGCCATCTATCAGGGTAAGTATGAAGTTAGGGATGGATGGGACCGCTACGCCATGAAAGAGATTGACGTATTTGTAACTGGATGCTTTACCGAGCAGGGCTGCAAGGACTACATCTGCCGAAATAGGCACAACATGAATAAGCCATTCGTATATGCCTTTGGCAGTTACCGCAACAATGAGTATCATGTTGTGCGTAACTTCCTGCAATCACTCGTAAAAAGGATAAATCGACCGGAGGGTAAATGCTAATCGGCTTTGTTCTTCTCGTCAGCTCATGCGGCTTTGATGCCTGTGAAGCCCTGCCCGTTACAGAAGATATCTACCCTACTCAATCTGAATGCTTGACCACTTCAGCGCTGATTAAAGAGCGCAGACATGACGTTGTGCTGATATGTAGCGAAGTGTATCGCTAACTCGATTTAACCCCACCACGGAACTATCAGAAACGGATTTCACTATCTGGAGTATCCCTATGCGTATCGAAATAGAAAACTACGTTATTACTAGTGACGAATATCAGTTCACCCTCAGCCAGAAAAATGTGTTTGGCAAAGAGAGTAAATATGCCGGGCAGACTTATGAAAAATCTGTCGGCTATTACCCAAAACTTAGCCAAGTTATTACCGCATTGATTATGCGCGGCGTTATGAAATCAGACATCGAATCACTACAAGCCATGCAGCAGCACATTACTCGCGTCAGCCTTGCGTGTGAGAAGGCGCTGAAAGATTTCACATCAGAACCGGTAAATGACGAGGTGGCGTAATGTGCGACGAAATCGACCAGGCCCAAAAGCTTGAACAGCTCAACATTGATATTGGTATCGCGAACCGCAAGCCGACGATGACATTCACCGGATTCTGCCATTTTTCAGAGTGTCGCCAGCCGATAGAACGTGGATTGTTCTGTGATGCCGGGTGTCGTGATGATTTTGAGATCGATGAGCGCAGAAAGGGGATGGCGGCATGAGTGACTACGGCGGCAGCCACACCCCAGATAACTTGAAAGATTTATGGATGACCCCCGCTGACATATTCACCGCATTAGATATTGAGTTTGGCTTTTACCTGGATGCGGCGGCCAGTCACAAAAGCGCTCTGTGCGCCCGATACCTAACCGAGCAAGACGATGCACTTAATAGTGAATGGGAAAGTTACGGCGCTATCTGGTGCAATCCACCCTACTCCGATATCTCACCCTGGGTAACTAAGGGAGCCGAGCAATGCAAGCAGCAACTCCAAACAGTGGTGATGCTTCTTCCCGCTGATTCATCTGTCGGCTGGTTTAGCCAGGCGCTGCAATCCGTGGATGAGGTTCGATTCATTACTGATGGCTGGATATCGTTTCTACGCTCTGATACTGGCAAGCCAATCAACGGCAATAACAAAGGTTCGCTGTTATTCATCTGGCGGCCATTCATTAAGCCTCGCTGCATGTTCACGACCGTTAAGCGCGATGATCTGAAAGCGATTGGGCAAGAAATATTGATTGGGAGCAAGGCGGCATGAATTTAATAATCACATATCTCGACTGGATACTGCTTATCGTCGGCGGCAGCGTAGTGTTCTGGCTGCTGTGGGTAAAGGAGTGGTGATGTATGGAGACAACCATTGAAAATGCTATCAGGTCAGTAGCCCGATGTTGTAGGACAGAAATAATTGAAGCCACGGATGGCAAGCCACTTTCAGAACACGACAAGCTCATCACCGAAATCCTCGACCGCCACGCAAAAAAAATCACCGCCCTATCCCCTAACACTTTCCCGGCTAAACGCTGGTTGAGTTATTACGTTCGTCAGATTGATAAAGAGATAAGAGGCCAGCTATGAAGATTAGCCTGAAAGAATGGAATGCACGTCGAGACATACCGCGCTCTATGAAGCAGATATACAGGTGGGTTGAGGCTGGAAAGATATATCCCCCACCTGAAAAAATTGGTAGAGATTATGAAGTTGAATCAACCGCAACATATATAGACCCCGCCTCAACTATCAATACCGCACCAACAAATAACAATCTGATATCAAGGATTAGAAATGGCAGCAAGAAGGCGATCCGCCGCACTGCGTGATTTACCAGCCAATTTGTATGTTAGAAATGGTGGTTATTACAGCTATAAAGACCCAAGGACGGGTAAAGAATTCGGCCTTGGCCGCGATAAGCGCTTAGCAATAAATCAGGCGATAGAGGCAAATATACAGCTTATGGATGCTGGCACATCGATACGGCTTATTGATAGAATTAATAACGTTGCTGTTATCTCTGTTTCAGAGTGGGTTAAGACCTATACAGAAGTGTTAAGTAAGCGCGGATTAAAAAGCAAGACGATCACCGGCTACCATAGCCGCCTGGGTGTGGTCGATGAAGTTTTCGCATTAAGGTCAATGGACAGTATCAGCACCAAAGACATTGCAACACTTCTTAACGATTACACCAATAATGGAAAGGCGGCATCTGCTAAGTTGATGCGATCATTTTTGACAGACTTTTTCAGAGAAGCTATATCAGAAGGAGTAATTGACAACAATCCTGTTGATGCAACAAAAAACCCTAAAATAGAGGTTAAACGCGCAAGGTTATCCCTTGATAATTTCCTATATATTAGAGCAGCTGCTGCTGACATGCCTGATTGGGTTGTTGATAGCATGGATCTAGCCATAGTGACGGGGCAGCGCGTAGGGGATGTTCGAAGGATGAAATGGTCTGATATCAAGGATGATAAGCTTTTCGTTGAACAGGAAAAGACAGGAATGAGGATCGTAATACCCTTTAATGTTAAGCTAAATACACTCTCGCTCTCTTTGCGTGATATCATCTCGCGCTGCGAAAATCGCGCAATTAAAGGCGAAACGATAATTTCATCTGAAAAGGGTGAGGCTTTCGCAGATAAAACGCTAACTAAGCGATTTGCCAAGGCTAGAGATTTAGCGAATATAACTTGGGAAGGCGTCAACCCACCGCCATTTCATGAGATACGGAGCTTAGCTTCGCGACTTTATGAAAAGGAAATGGGTAAGGAATTTTCTCAAAAAATCCTCGGACATAAATCCGCACAAACGACCGATAAATATCGAGACGTTCGCGGAAGTGAATGGATCGAGATAGAAGTGTAG